CCATGATCACGTTGTCTGATCTCTCTGTTGTTGGAGACCAACACCGGGGCTGCGGGCAACGTGAACCGGAACTTAGTGTTTCTAGAGGCGATACTACAAGTAAGGCATCCGATGCAGCGTCTTTTGACGACTTAAGCGGAAGTGTTATGCACCCTGTGGGTGAATTACATGGTACACTTGGTAGCGAAGCACTGGTGAGTTCGCTGTATAACCGGCAAGGGTTTAACTCAGTTAGACCTTTGCTGGACAGACGTCTGGGATCTTTTATTAAAGTACCAGATCGTAGGAGCTGGAGGAGCCTGTGGCTCTTACCTTCAGCTTACCGCGCTAAAATGTCCTCGTTCCTTCAAGGAAGAGGATCCCTCTCAAAGAGGAATGCGGATTGGATTGTGTCGCTGGATACCAGTGAATTACAATTTATTGAAGTCGGCTGGGGAGCGATTGAATCGTCCCTTCTCGTGTCAGAACCTGCCCTCTGGGGCGAACAGGCACCTGTCCGATCATTACACCGATGGTTCTTGAATTATTCAAGGACTTACGGAACCGAAGCTGCGTTGCTCCTTTATAAGAAGCAATTGCAGTGGATATGGTGGAAAGCTTCCAAAATGGATACGCTCTCTGAACCAGAATTACCTGACGGCGCATGGCGCGCAAATCAAGGTACGATGAAGAAGACAAAAATCAAGTGGCTTGATTTTGTCCTCGAAAATGGTGTTCAGTCCAAGGCCTTGGCCACTGAACTGAACATACTGACAACCGCTTCCAGGGGATTCCCCTGTCCGCGGTCCGAAATCATTGAAGCAGCTAAGCTGAAGTTCAATGAGAATATGAAACTCCCACCCGTTGAGGTAAGCGCAGAGCGCGAAAAGGAGTTATTGAATGCTGCTAGAACAGTTGGACTGATCAGCAAGCAAAATGATCAAGAATCATGGCGAAATTTCGCACATGTATCTCTGACGAATAGCGGCTGTTACGAGTTATCTCGAACAGATGGTGGCAGAGCCGCCGCCGCTAGTTTCTACTTCAGGAAATGGGCGACCCAGATACCTGATGAAGACGAAATACGTGTAGGATACCTACAAGCGTATATCGTGAAGAAGGGAGTACCTCTTTGGAAGACGGTACATGTCCCTACAGAAGACCAAGATCCTGTCCGAATGGGCAAGTTCTCAGTTTTTGGATCCGTCAGAACCACTGAGTGGTTTGTAGATAGCCATTATGGCTACGACGAATTTACCGGTCATCAGTTAGTCGAGTGCGCTGCTGATCACCTTGCAGACCAAGGATTCCTAGAAAGGGAGACTTGGCGAGTACTGAAACCTTTGCCTGTGGCAGTTTCAGTAGTAGGGGAACCCGGGCTTAAAGCTCGTATAGTAACCCAAGATGAGTGGGCAGTAACTATATTACTGCAACCACTTGGACACGTTTTGGGAGCCATGTTGGCCAACCATCCGTTTGCGAGTGCTGGAATGCAAAAAGCAGATCAGCATTTTGAGTGGTCACGAGCCTTTGGGCATAGTGATCCATCTATAGAATCAGAGGCTTTTTCAAAATACGAAATGGGCCTAATTACTTCAGATATGTCTGAGGCAACTGATCATTGCGACCATAAGATATCTAAGATATTAATGGACGGATTTCTAGCTGGCGCCGACCTGAGGTCGACATACTGCAAAAATGCGGTACAGCTCTTAACTTCGCCTGTCAGGTTACCTGACGGCGAGGTCTCCTCTCGCGGAATCCTCATGGGAAGACCCGGGACAAAGGTAGTTCTAATGTTGCACAACTTGGTTGCAGAACAGATAGCTTATGAGTCTTTCCTTTTAAAGGAACAGAAACATGAATTGTTTAGCCAGCGACCTTGGTGGCGAAACTTTGGAGCTGCGGGTGACGACCATATCGGTCTTGGCCCAAAACCGTACCTCAAAGAGATCGGTATACAGCATCTTGCCAATGGGTTAGCATTGAATGCAACCAAACACGGCGAAACTTACAGGCCAAATCCCCTATTGGGGAAGTACTGTGAAAAATTGGTCTACGGTACAGCCCAGACAATCTGGAGCTTTACTGCGTCAAAGACGTATAAGGTTAAACCTTTCGTAGATGGCATCAAGATACGACTATTGTCAGTATCTACGAAGAATTCGGAAATGAGGGAGGTGACCAACCCATTCCCAGGAAAAGCCCGAGATCTCCTAAAGGAGATCGAATGGCTCAAAGAGTCAGGTTTATTTAAGCCCTCAGGGCAAATGGCCTGGCTGATCTTCACTAGCAGATTCTATAGATTCATGCCAAGAGGAAGAATTTATGCTCTACCTGAACGCCTTGGAGGCCTCGGTATAGCAGTGAAAGGTCTAAATTATGACGATGTCATACAAGATCTAGGACCTGCACACAGGAGAATTCTCCTGAAAGCGTGCAGGGAAGGACTGGATAGCTCTGCTGTGCAGATACTCAAGTCTTTTAAGGGCGACCGTCACGCCAGAGGCATACGAGTCAAGCCTGAAGATGAGAGGAACAAAGCAATCAAAGATTCTTCGTTCTGTCTCACTTTTGCTGAGGCATATGATTACTTAGTAACATGTGTCCTCAAAGAAAAACCCTACGCTCGGGGATACCCTGAGAAGAAGAGGTTATTGGAAAAACATGGGTTCGCGACACTCCACGATTTAATCGGGAAAATTGATCGCGTGAAGAACCAGCAGGAGCTGTTCTTCATCCATGACAGCAACAGAGGGCGAGGGTTTGAAACCGAAGCCCCCTGGAAAACGAGGCAAGAACTTTTAGAGAAGAATCTCAAGAATTACCTCGGGAAAGACTATGATCAACCGTTCTCAGAACAGGATAAAGTCGAACTAGTCGAATGGCTGTCTAAGACAGACCATTCAGACCCATTGGAATGGGATCTAAGGAATACCTGGGTATTCACTAAACACGGCGGAGCCGTTGATCCCCATTTATTAGTAAATAAGCCGGGGGTCGGTAACCGACCCACGTTTAATCGCTTCCATGAAGCGGCTTATATCGGAACAAGCGAGATCCTTATTAGGAACTTGGAAAGAATTCCAAATCTCGAAGTTTTTGACCAGAGGACAGGTCACAGATCTGTCTCACTGAAAGAAAAACCATCAAGGTACATTATTGACCTTACTATAGAAATGATGGTGAGAGCACGTGGGACAGTAGGTAACCTACTGGCCCGCGGATGGAAACCAGGGAAGATTGCACAAGCAATTGAAGATAGGGGAACTCTGAACCCACTATTCGACCCTGTCGATGAAGCCCTAATTCAATCAGCCAGAGCTGAAATGAAAGGGGAAGAATACTTTGAGGTAGTCGAAGAAACTGAAATCAGAATCATCAGACATAACATCCACAGGATGCGACCTCAAAGGAATGGTCTCCGCTGGCTTGGATTTACAATTCAAGAAAGAGGAGAGAAGGTGATACAGGGAGCTAAGAACATAGTTCGAGCAAACCTGACCGCTGTCTTACAAAGACGGGGTTCCCGTACGGGAATTTCGCAGAGTGCGGCAGATCGTGTGGCCTTAGGCCTGTCACAAAGAGATCCGGGCTCAGCAAACGCTAGGGCGCGGCCGACAAATTCGAATCCGGGCTAGAAGACCCCAAAAGGGGAATTCCGGCAATACCTATCGGTACG